AAGGTACTAATTTAGGTGGTTTTGGAGGTAGTTTAATTGCACAAAGTAGAATTGATAGTTTGACTGATGGAACAGCTTATGGTTCAATAATGAGGTTCTATACAAACAACACAAGCAATACTTTAACAGAAAGAATGCGTATCACATCAGCAGGAAACGTAGGAATTGGAACTACTTCTCCTAATCAAAGTGGTTTTAGTACAGATAGTAAAGTTGTTACAGTAAAAGCTCCAGTATCTGGAGGTGCTTCTGTATTAGAATTAATTGCTTTAGCAAACGCAGATGATAATCTTGCTGGAGCTGTAAGTATTATGAGTCAAGCTGGAAATCAACCTTTAGCATCTATACAAGGTTTAAGACATACTAGTGATACTTCTGGTAAATTAAGATTTGATACTGCAGGAAGTGAAAGAATGCGTATAACTGAAACCGGAAATGTAGGAATTGGGACGACTAGTCCAACTAGCTATAATTCAAATGCTGACGATTTAGTTATTTACGAAGCCAATGATTTTTCTGGAATTACTTTAGCGGCTGACAACGACCAAGGCTCAAATATTTATTTTGCTGACCCTGACGATGATAATGTAGGTGGAATTACTTATAATCATACCAGTAACTATATGATGTTTAGAACTAATGGAGCAGAAAGAATGCGTATTAATAGTTCTGGACTGATTGGGCTTGGAACTACATCGCCCACTGGTAAAATAACTGTAGAAACAACAGGTAATCATATTCATATAAGAAATAGTGGGGCAACAGCTGGTAAATATTGGAACTTGGATGTAGCGAGTAATAATAGATTCTATATACTTGACAATGGAGGTACAGGTGTTTATATAGAAGATGGCGCAACTTCTTGGACTGCAAATTCTGATGAAAGTTTAAAAGAAAATATTAAACCTCTTGAAAACGTTTTAGATAAAATAAAAGATTATAGATGTATTGAATATAATTTAAAAACAAACAATGATAAAAAAATAGGTTTTATTGCTCAAGATTGGGAAAATGATTTTGCTCCAATAGTTAATAAAGATGATGATGGATTATTGGGGATGAAATACACTGAAACAATTCCTGTTTTATTAAAAGCAATACAAGAACAACAAGCTATGATACAAGAATTAAAAAAAGAAATAGAAATATTAAAAACAAAAATTTAAAACAATGGCAATAACTTATAAATGGGATATTCCCCAAATGAACGCTCACATAGAAGCTGAAGGTGAACAAAATGTAATTTACACAGTTCACTGGAGATACTCAGGTTCAGAAGAATCTGGAGGTAAAACTTATTCTGATACTATTATCGGAACTCAGGGTTTTACTTATAAAGCTGGAGAACCTTTTGTACCTTATGAAGATTCAGAAGCTTTTGAAAATGTAGTAATAGGTTGGCTTGAAGATGCTTTAGATGTATCCGCAATGGCTAAGTCTATTGAAGATAATATCAAACTTCAAATTACCCCAGTAAATGAAGACCTTTACTTTACTTGGCAAAACCCTGTTCCACCTGCAGAATAGTGTAAGTTTTTAAAAAAACAAGTAATACTATAATTAAACCTATATTGCAAAAGCAATATAACCAAACATAACGTTTAACCTAAAACCAAAACAATGACGTATTTTTATTACAAGACTAATACGTGGAATAGTCAACCACAAATTTCCGAAGACCAAATTAAATTTTGGAAACACCTTTCAGAAAAGAAAAACTGGAGGATCGTACAACTACCAAATGGATTTTATCAAACAGAGTACAAAGACATAAATTGTGACTGTAATCCAGAAGAAGATACATGCTGTGAAAAATGGTATGATGTCACTAGAAGAGAAACTATAAAAGGTGCTGAAGCTGCTATTGACGGTAGCATTGAGCATTATGCTAAAAAAGTAGATTTTCTAAAAGGACCAAAGGTAGTTAAAACTTTTAAATAATACTTTTCAATTAAATTAAATCAAATTAAATTATGTCAAACGCAATTGTAAAGAATTTGAACTTTGGTTCAGATGCTAAAGACAAAGTGTTTGCTGGTATTACAAAACTTACACAAGCTGTTAGCTCCACATTAGGAGCTAGCGGTAAGTGTGTTATTTTAGAAGATAATACTGGTAAACCAATTATTACAAAAGATGGAGTTACTGTAGCAGAAGCTGTAACGTTGTTAGATCCTGTAGAAAATATGGGTGCAACATTATTAAAAGAAGCTGCTAGAAAAACAGTAAAAGAAGCTGGTGATGGTACTACCACAGCAACAGTACTAGCACATGCTATTTTAGAAGAAGCTTATAATGCACACCCTGAAGATTCTATAAGGGGTATAAAAGAAGGTATAGAAAAAGCAACTGATAAAGTTATCAAATACTTAGAAAAAATATCAATACCAGTTACTGGTGATATGATTGATCAAGTTGCAACTATTTCTACAAATAATGATCCTAAGCTTGGAAAAATAATAGCAGATGCTTTTAGAGAGGTTGGAAATAACGGTGTAGTTGTTTTAGAGCCAACTGACTTACCTCAAACCACGTATGAACTCATTGATGGTGTTCCATATGAAAGAGGTTTAAAGAATATACATTTTGTTACTAATCAAGATAAAAAAACAGCTGAGTTAGATAAACCACTTGTTTTATTAGTTGAATCAGAAATTGATAGTGTTAGAAAAATACAAAATGTATTAGAACATGCTATAAAGCAAAAAAGAGCTTTACTTATTATTGCTGATGTTGATAGACAAGTTATGTCTGCTTTAGCAATGAATAAAATTAAAGGTAATATAAAAGTAAATGTAGTTGATGCACCTATTTATGGTGTAAGTAAAAAAGAAACATTAGATGATTTATCTTTACTTACGGGTGCAACAATTATAAATGAGGATTTAGGGGATGATATAGATTTGATCGGTCCAGAACATTTGGGCGAATGCTTAAAAAGTGTTACAGACGAGCATGAAACTATATTACAACTAGGAGAAACCTCACAAGCTGTAGATGACTTAATAATCGAGTTAGAAAAGCAACTAAAGAAAACTAAAGATCCAGCAATGGTTCAAAAGTTAGAAAAAAGGTTAGCTAGACTATCCGCATTGGTAGCCATCGTCAAAGTTGGTGCAAATTCAGAAGTAGAATTAAAAGAAAAACAAGCTAGAGTTGAAGATGCTATATGCGCTACAAAAGCCGCTATAAAACAAGGAATTGTTCCAGGTGGTGGTATCGCTCTTTTAAATGCAGCTGATAATTGTCAATATAGTACGCCGGGTGAAAAAGCTTTATTAAAAGCTATTGAAGCTCCGTTTAATAAGATTCTAGAAAATGCTGGTATTCCAGAAACTAGAGTTAATGCGGTAGAAGGTGAAGGACTTGACGTGGTTACAGGAAATACAGTAAATATGATTAAGCATGGAATTATTGATCCATTGCTTGTTACGAAAAGTGCTCTACAAAATGCTTCATCAGTAGCAACTACAATACTTTCTACTGATTGTGTTATTAACAATTTAAGAATTGGTGATGAAAGCAATAGGTAGAAACTTAATAGTTAATTTAGTTAAGCAGGGAGTTGCTGAAACTAAAGGTGGATTACTTTTAGCTGAAAAACAAAGAGAGGATATTAGATATAATGAAGGTATAGTTGTATCTGTTGGAAATGAAGTTGTTGGTATAAAAGAACAAGATGTTATATATTTTGACAAAAATAATTCACACCAAATTGAAATTAACAAAGATATATACACTGTAGTAAATATGAATAACGTCGTAGTGGTGTTATGAGATTAGAAGCAAGTGACATTAAAAAGTTAAATCTATTAAAACATTATAGAATTATACGAAAGTGGGCTTGCAAAAATAACGATCTAAATGATGCGGATCTAGAATTACTTATTTACCTAGATTGTATAGACCTGTTTACAAAGCATGATTTCAAAATCGGTACGTATGCTTATAGTTGGGACAACAGGCGCTGGAACAGATTGCTTAAAGAAGGTTGGATAACGGTTTGGAGAAAACGAAACCATACAACCCAAAAGTATAATATCTATAAAGTTTCATTTAAGTGCAAACAGCTTATAAGTAGAATGTACCGTATTATGCTCGGAACAGAAGACATTCCAACAAGTTTACATAGGAATAAAATAATGAAAGGTAAAACCTATATGGATAAAGTTTTACAAACATCAATAAAACATGCTAACAAAGATAAAAACAATAATTATGGCAAAGAAATCTAAAAAAGAAGAAGTAGTAAAAGAAGTTTCTTCTGTTGACAAAAAAATAGCTAAATTAAAAGCTGTTATTAAAAAGCTAGAAAATAGCAAGTAGATCATGGCTGATAAAAAGAAATTACAAAAAATATCTGCTGAATTAAAAAAAGCTTCTCAAATGCACGCTGCTCAAGCTAAAAAAATAGATAATATGTCTAAAGGCCCTAGTATGCTTGGTATTATGCCTAATATAACTGGAAATTTAAATAACAATTTAAAAGTTCAACAATTAGGTGCAAACTTGTTTGAAGGAGAAGCGTTAGCGGGACAAGAAATGGCTAAACGTAATTTAGGAAAACCTGTTATGCCACCATCTCCAGATCCTATGGGTGATCAATATGGTATGCAGTTTAATCAACCTTTTGCTCAAAAAAAGCTTAAGAAAATAGTAAACGATCCTGTTCCACGAGAGCCTAAGATGGAGTTTATTAAAAAAAATATTGAAATTCCAATTACAAGACCAGCTAAAAAGATTTATAGAGAACCAAGTGAGAGGATTTATAAAAAAATTTCTATTCCTAGGGAAATGACAGGATTGCAAGTTGAACAACGTATACGAAAGCATGAGGAAAAAATAGAAAAACAAAGAAATCTGGTGCCTCAAAAAATACAAAGAGTAAATATGGAAGGACCTCTTGCTCAAACAAAATATAAAATGCCTTTAGAGGGTGTACAAGATCTACAGGATATGGGTGCAGTAAAAGAAGATAAAAAAGGTCAATATGTTGTAAATGAAAATGCAACATCAGTAAGTGATACTTTAAGATTTCCTAAAGGCACTAAGCATTATTCAGGCAAACCTTACAAAAAAGGACAACTTATTGATGAATCTGATTACGAAGATATTATAAAAAAAGTAAATAAATCATAAAATTATGGCAAAAAATCCAACACAAGTAGGAGCTGATGCAATATGGGGCGGTCCTCATAAACCATCAAACTTAAAAAAAGGAAATCCAAGATATGGGATGGATCCTATGCAGGTATTAAAAGCACCTTTAAAGTATAGTCCAGGCCCAATATCTAGCAAAGCTAAAGCAAATATAGGTGGTAATTGGCCTGCAAGCATGAATGCTGCAGCTCATGATAATCCTACTGCTAAGTAAATATAAAATGAGTGATAGAATAAGTGAACATATTTCGCTTAAAGAAGGTATTAAATCTCACACAGCCTCTAGATTAGGCATTGATAATAACCCTACAGAAAGAGATTTAATAAACATGAAAACTATTGCAGAAAAAGTATTTGAACCACTAAGAGATTGGGTGGGTGGTCCAATTGCTATTAATAGTTTCTATCGCTCACCAGAACTTAATTCTGCTATTGGCGGGAGTAAGTCTTCGCAACATTGCATTGGTTGCGCTCTTGACCTAGACGACACGTATGGGCATAAGACAAATGCAGAAATGTATAATTGGATTAAAGAAAATTTATCGTTCGACCAAATGATATGGGAATTCGGATCCGATGAAAACCCAGATTGGGTTCATGTAAGTTATGTTTCTGAAGATGCAAATAGAAATAGATGTTTAAAAGCTTATCGTGAAGACGGTAAAACACAATACAAAATAATATAATGGCTTATACACAAAACAATTCACCTTTTGCTAAAAAAGATGCTTGCTATCATAAAGTAAAAAGTAGGTATAAAAAATGGCCATCTGCTTATGCAAGTGGAGCTTTAGTTAAATGCAGAAAAGTAGGTGCTGCTAATTGGGGTAATAAATCTTAATATTATGCCATTTAAAATGAAATCTTCTCCATTTAATAATCTTCGAAGATGGTTCGAAGAAGATTGGAGAACACCGAGCGGTAAAAAAGATTATAGTGATGGAGAAAATACTTTTAGACCTACAAAAAAAGTAAGTAAGAAAACTCCTAAAACATGGAGTGAGGTTACTCCTAAATCAAAAGCAAAAGCTCAACGAGAAAAAAATACAAAAGGTAGAGTTACTAAATATTAAAAAAAATAAATAATTATGGCTTATAGCAAATCACCAACTCAAATAAAAGAAAAAGCATACGAAAAACAAAATCGTAAAATGCGTTCAAAATATACTAAAGAAACGGGTAAAAAACTTGGAAGCAGACAAACTTCAGGTACTGGTAAACGTAGGGTATCTTTTGCATGTCGATTTGCCGGTATGAAAGGAGCTATGAAAGAAGCTAGTGGTGAACCAACTAGAAAAGCTATGGCTTTAAAAAAATGGGGATTTGGTAGTGTAGAAGCTGCAAGAAATTTCTGTAATAAACACAAAAATAAAAAATAAAAAAAAATGATTAGAAATTATTACACAGAAGCTTATAGTTCAGCAATAGTTCCATCAACAAGTGATACATTGTTGATAGATGGTAGAACTAAAGCAGAGGTACCTCAAGGCGCTTGGAAACAATACAATATATATATTGGAGATTCTCCAGCTAGCCTTCCCGTAACAACAACAACAGACAACAGTGCTGTAAATGCATCAGCTAATGTTGGGTTGAAATCACCTAACCCGCTTATTAAAGTTGGTATGATAGTAAAAGGTGCAGGTTTGCCTGATGCTGGTTTAGCAATTGCTTCAGTAACAGATGCAAGTAACTATGTATTAGCTTCAGCGGATACAATTGCTGCAGATGCTACTTTAACTTATACGTATGCTACAAGTTCAAAAATAAAAGTTCATACTGTAAATAATGAAGCTATAACGTTTCATAATCCAGTTAAAGGAACAATATTACCAGTTAGTGTAGTACAAGTATATGCTACAGGAACAGAGGGTGGTGTAGAAAATTTAGTTGCGTTAAGTTAATATTATAAATTATGGGTCATATAAAAAAACAAGGAGCTTTAAATATGATAAATAAGGTTTTAGGAAAATCTCCTTTATCACAAGCTGTCCCTATACCTCCAGAACTTATTATAGGTGAAACTGGATTTGCTAAAGCAGAAAAAGGTGAATTTTTTGATCCTCCAAAAAATATTTTAGGAAAAGCAGGTGAAAAATTAGCTAAAAATAAAATTATATCAAAAATAAAAGCTAAAGCTACAGCTAAAAAAAATGAAAAATTTATGAATCAGTCCGAAGCTGATTTAAAAAAATATGTAAAAAAACAATTTGAAAAAATTGATGATAAAAATCAAGCAAGTAGTTCTCCAACTACACCAGCTGGAGTAAGTGATAATGAACCTAATTATGAATCTCCAACACCAGAAATACCTGAAGGAATGGGGGAACAATCAGTAAATCAATGGCATAAAAATAAACGAGAGTGGACAGATATAGGTGTATCTGGTATACCAGGAGTTCCCTCTATTAGAAAACAAAAATAAAATGGGAAAATATAAACATAAAAATGGTAAAGTAGGTAGCGGAGTAGCTTTAAATATGCTTAAAGCTAATTCAAGCCAACCTTTTAATTTAAAAAGCTCTCCAGTAAATCAAGGTGATGGTTCAAAATTAAAAAAGAAAATAAATAAACTTTCTGATAAGCATGAAGGATTATATAATGCAGTTATAGAAGGTTATGGTCAAAATAAATACACTAGTGGTAATTATGATCGAGATATGAAAAGACTTTATAAAGTTGAAGATAAACTTGAAAGAAAAGAAAAAAAATACCAAAGTAAATTTAATAAAAGCCCTTATGCGCCTAATATGGAAGGGCCTTTAAATAAAGGGTGTGCAAAATCTGAGGGTGGACCTGGATGTGTACAAAAAAGAGGTAACGAATACGTAATAATAAATAATAAAAAACCTGGCAACCAAGTCTGGCGAGGCGGTTTTGCGTCAAAAGCAGAAGCAAATAAAGTTTTAGCAGGTTATCACGCAAATAAATAAATAAAAATGGGATACAATAAAAACAACAGTAAAGGCATGCCTAAACATGGTATGTCACAAGATCATAAAATGGCCTATGATAGAAGTGAAATAAGTAGGTTAAAAAAAGATATTCATTATGATGATTTAAAAAAGAAAGGTATGTCTATGGAAGGCCCTTTACATGGTAATGCTTTTGGTCATGCTATGCAAAAAGCTGGTGGTGATTACGACAAAGCAAAAGCTATGTTAGGAAATAAAGGTCCTGCAAAACATGGTGAAATGCATGATGGTCCTATGAAAATGAAAGGATCATTTATGAGCAAGCATGCAAGTAATTCATATTTTCATAAGAAAAACTTATTAGATGATATGCCTATTGATAATCACGCAAGTAAACAGTAGAGTCTGTATAAAACTCACCATATAAACATTCACAACAATCATTAACAAAAATCAAAATTCAAAATTATGGCAAAGTTTATCGAAGTCTATTCATCAGGATCAGGTCTTGATGGTGGAAACGTACTAATTGGAGTTGAAAACATCGTAGGTGTTGACGCTGCTTCCGGTACAACTACAGTAATTAAAATGAATGGTGGTGTTCTTGATGAAGTCACGCTTACGCATGATTCAGTAGGAACTACTCCTTCAGTTAGAGACGCAATCAATTACGCATTAACTGCTAATCCGGGTGGTGTAAAAGCTAAAGTTCAGCTTCCATCAGGAATTACAGTATCAAATATTGTTTGGTCTTAATGAAATCTAGAGGCTTAGGCGACGACATAGAGAAGTTTACTAAAGCAACTGGAATTAAAAAAGTGGTTGACGCAGTATCACAGGGCCTTAATGTGCCCTGTGGTTGCGAAGGCCGAAAAACTTTTTTAAATAAAATGTTTCCAAAAAAGTAATGGCTTTTAAAATTAAACCACCATTTCCTATTGATAATACACCTGTTTATCATGTGCCGTTAGAAGAAGGAGTATTAGGTAAAGCTGATAAAAACGGAAGCATTTTAATTAATAAAGATGTAGAATCACCTTTACAAGAACAGGATATTATTAGCCATGAAATGGTTCATCACGATCAAATGAAAAGAGGCGACCTTGATTATGATGATAATAATGTTTATTGGAAAGGTAAAGTTTATCCAAGATTTAAAATGAAAGAAGGTGATAAAAACCTTCCATGGGAAAAAGAAGCTTATAAAAAATCATAATATGTCAAAACCTAAAAAGAAATTCGCAGAAAGTACTGTAGGTAAACTTTTATTTGGTGCTGCTTCAATAGTAAACCCTGCATTAGGGAATGTACTTAAAGGAGTAACGTCACCAGGTGAAGCTATAGCAGCTATAGGTAAATCAGATGTAAGCTCTGATGACAAAATAAAATTACAACAATTAATATACGAACAACAGAATAAAGAAATGGAGTCTATCACCTCAAGGTGGCAGGCGGATGCCGCATCAGATTCGTGGCTTTCGAAGAATGTACGTCCATTAGTTTTAGTATGGTGTATCGTTATATTTTCACTAGCAGGATTACTTGATAGTGTAGATTCTATTCCTTTCCATATAGGTGAAACATGGAATGACACTTTTGAAAAGGTCATGATGGCTGTCGTTCTAGCTTATTTCGGTGGACGGAGTGGAGAAAAGGTTACAAGTATATTTAAAAAATAAATAAAACACGTAACTATATTAATAAGTAAATTAATAAATTAAATTCAATTAAAATGAGTGAACCAAACAAAATCAAAGAAGACCAATTAAAAAAGATTCAAGAGTTTCAAAAACAGTTAAATCAACTGTTAAATGAAACAGGAATTTTAGAAGTCCAAAAAACCGCAGTATTAGCACAATTTCATGAGGTTAACAAAAAAACCGAAGAGTTTAAAAAAGAACTTGAGGAAGAATATGGATCAGTAAATATTAATTTAGCTGATGGTACATATGAGCCAATTGAAAAAGAAGAAGATAAAAAAGAGGAATAATGTCGTCAGTTATCAGGAAAATCAGCATTGGTTCTGATTATAAAACCGATGCAATGCATTATTCTGTTGGTCAGTCCGTATATGGTGGTCATACTATATCACATATAATAGCTGATCAAAAAGACAATTCTTACAACATTTTTATCAAAAAAAATGACGAGGTGTTGCCATGGAAGAAGTTCAATTCTAACATGGCAATATCCGTTGAGTACGACTTAGAATATTAATGAACAGTTTATTTGATTTTATTGTTGAGCCTCACGGCCAGCGATATAATAATGAAGTAAAAGTAGGTGACAAAAGCTTAATAATTAACACTGAGCTTGAAAGTTACAAATCTGTTAATAATATAGGAAAAGTTATTTCAACTCCTTTAGCATATAAAACGCCTATAAAACCTGGTGATTTGGTATTAATACACCACAATGTATTTAGAAGATTTTATGATATTAGAGGAAATGAAAAAAATAGTAGAGCTTATTTCAAAGATAATAAGTATTTTGTTCAATTGGATCAAGTATATTTATACAAAAGAGACAATAAATGGAATGCGTTTGGTGATAGATGCTTTATAGCACCACTAAAAAATAATGATGAAATAAACACTTCTTTAGAGCAAAGCCTTATTGGGATACTAAAATACGGTAATAGTGCGTTAGAAGCGTTAGAAATAAGCGAGGGGGACGTTGTAGGATATACTCCATTCGGAGAATATGACTTTATTGTAGATAATAAACGTCTTTATTGTATGAAATCTAATGATATTGTAATTAAGTATGAACGTAAAGGAAACGAAGAAGAATATAATCCAAGCTGGGCAAAGAGCAGTTGATGAGTTAATTAAGGTTGCAAAAGAGCCTATAGTAGATTCAGAAGATGATATATCTGCTGACAGACTAAAAAATGCAGCTGCTACAAAAAAGCTTGCTATATTTGATGCGTTTGAAATACTTACACGTATTGAAGAAGAAAAAAATATATTAGATAATAAACCTACGGAAAAAAAAGATAATACTTTTAGTGGGTTTGCTGAAAGAAGATCTAAGTAATGTATAAGCAAACATTATATAAAATAATTGAACCTATTAAACCTCAAGTAATTAAAAGGTTAAATAGGTATAAAAAATGGGAATATGGATACAATAAAGAATATGATATCATCGTTATATCAAAAACTGGTAAAATTGGTGAAGTATATGAAATCCAAAATCTTAGGATAGCATTACCCGCTGTAGACGATATTTATAAAAGATCTGATAAAAAATTAGAACAATATTGGGAAGTATTTCCACACAGACCAGAACTAAAAAAAATTAAAACTATATTTGATTGGAAAACTTATCCAGAAACATTTAAACAAAATTTACATGGATATATTGATAACGAATTTAAAAGACGTGAAGAAGGTTTTTGGTTCTATAATAAAGGTATTTCTACCTATATTACTGGTACTCACTACATGTATCTCCAATGGTCAAAGATCGACGTTGGTAGAGCCGACTTTCGAGAAGCAAATAGACTCTTTTTTATTTTCTGGGAAGCGTGCAAAGCGGATACAAGATGCTATGGAATGTGCTACCTTAAAAATAGACGAAGTGGCTTTTCTTTTATGGCGTCAGGGGAAACGGTCAACCTTGCGACAATATCTAGCGACGCTCGATTCGGTGTCTTATCGAAATCAGGTGCAGATGCTAAAAAAATGTTCACAGATAAAATTGTTCCAATCTCAGTTAATTACCCATTCTTTTTCAAACCGATACAAGATGGGATGGACCGACCGAAAACCGAGCTTGCCTATAGGGTTCCAGCTTCCAGATTCACTAGAAAAAAGCTGGATACAAACGCACAAATTGAAGAAATCATTGGGCTTGATACCACGATCGACTGGAAAAATACTGGTGATAACTCCTATGACGGAGAAAAACTTGCGTTACTTGTACATGATGAAGCAGGAAAATGGGAAAAACCTGAAAATATTCTCAATAACTGGAGAGTTACCAAAACAACGTTAAGATTAGGTAGTAAAATTATTGGTAAATGTATGATGGGATCAACGAGCAATGCTCTTGACAAAGGTGGTAGGAATTATAAAAAAATATATTATGACTCAGATGTTACCAAAAGAAACCGCAATGGACAGACTAGCTCAGGATTATATTCTTTGTTCATACCTATGGAATGGAACTACGAGGGATACATTGATACTTATGGATACCCTGTCTTTGATACTCCAAAACAAGGGGTTGAAGGAATCGATGGTCAAAAGATTGAAATCGGTGTCATTGAGCACTGGGAGAATGAAGTAGATGGTCTTAAGGATGACCCAGACGCACTTAATGAATTATATAGACAGTTTCCACGTACTGAAAAACATGCGTTCAGAGATGAAACAAAACAATCTATATTTAATTTAACAAAAATT